CTCTAATATTTTTTTAGCCCAGGCTTTAGGATCGTTTGGTTTTACTACAACTTTAGAAATAAGCTCCTTTGCCTTTTCTTTGTTATGTTCAATTTCATAAGGAGTTGGATTTCTAGGAAGCATTTTTATATATTCTTTAGGTTTGGATAATTTACATAAAGCAACTATGTCAAATATTGTTGGCATAAATTTATTCTTATCAACCCAACTATCAAAAGATTTACTTACCACATTAAAATCGTAGTCATCAAGCTTCATCCACCAAACCCTTAAAGTTTCACGATCAAGTTCAGGTTTAGAATAAATGGTAGTTAAAGTGTTAAGCATAGATTTAAAAGCTTTCATCTCTTCAACTGTTTCAATCAAAATGGACTCCCTTCGTTTGGTTTTTGATCTAAAAATCTATGTTGGTTTAACCACGTTGATGGATTTGGTATGTATTGACCGTTATTTTTAAACCATTGAGGGCTGATCTTTTGCCATTTCAAAGTATTTATAACTGTATCAATATCAGGCTTATTTTTAAACCAAGCTTTCCTGGCCGCTTCTTTGCCTACTTTTTTAGGATATTCATTCCAAAATGTATCAAAATCGGACAATGGTTTTATATTGGTTAATGGTTTATGGTTAATGGTTATTGGTTTATGGTTAGCATTGGGTTCGCTATGCGTTGGCATTGCGTCTGCATTATTCCACCTTTTATTAGCTGCTGCAATCGCTTTTACCTGTTTAGATTGAAATGCCTTGATTTCAGCGTCACATCGCTTATGGATATACCCAAGCTCCACTTTCTCAAAAAAGTCGCCCAAAACGCTTAAAACTGCCTTTATTTCGCCTTCTGACCTAGCACAGAGCAAACGCATTAATTTATCCTGATCTAAAGGCAAAGGTTTCTCGTTTAGGTAGTATTGATCTAGCAATTGTCTATAAACTCCATGCTCAAGCAAAGTTAAATGAGCCGTATCTTTTCGGTAATCGGCTATATTGTGCTGAAAGTAGTGCATATAGCCTCTATTCTTTAAATTTGCGTTTTAGAAAGATTTCAGGGTATTTCAGCTTAATTGCCGCTGGAATACCTCGTTTTTTCCATTGATAAACTTTAATTTCTTGACTAATTCCTGCCCACCCTAGCTTCTTACAAAGGGCTTTAGAACCGCCATAATACTCAATAATGTCTGAATCAGTCATATTTGTATCCTAATCCTTATTTTGTGGTTTGTGTTAAATATTTATAACTTTTTGTTAAATATTTGTTGACATCATAATAACGATTAGTTAATAATGCAACTGTAGTTTTTAATTTTATGGAGGAAATTATGAAAACAAAAGGCATGATCGTTACGGTTCTAGCAGTATATCTATACGGAGCGCTTTGGCTCTACGTTCTTTATCCTATTCTTTCTAAACACTTTGGAGCTTAATATGACTATCCATGAAGAATTTGCACAAGATTTAATAGACTCTGATCCATTAGAAGTTTTTAACTCAATGGACATAGATCAAATAGCTGGCACACTTCGTGCTTTGTATTGGGCTAATGAACGCAGCGATATGATTAGCGTTAATTTGTTTGCCAAGTCATTAAGTAATGCTTTCTTTGAGAAGGCGATGGATATTACGGAAAAAAAGTTTCAAGAAGCTAACGTCTATCAAGGCCCTTTTGACGAAATGTATGACATGGGTCACTCACATAAGGATTTCTTTTAATGATTAAATATATCCGAAATGTTGTGTTTTTGTATTACAAAGGCTTTACCTTTAGAAAATCAATTCAATTAGCAAAGGGCATCAAATGATTACTTTTAACGAATTAAAAAAGATTAATGTTAATGAACATACTGAAAAAAAAGGCAACTTAACTTATCTTTCTTGGGCATGGGCAGTAGATCAATTATTAAGTAATGATCCAGCTGCAACATGGGAATATAAAGAACCTAAACAGTTTGGCGATACATTAATGGTGTTTTGCTCTGTTACAGCTTTTAGCAAAACAATGACAGCTCAACTTCCTGTATTAGATTACAAAAATAAAGCTGTGGTTAATCCTGACGCTATGGCAGTTAATACTGCTATGCAACGTTGTTTGGCTAAAGCAATCGCTTTACATGGTATTGGTCTTTATATTTATGCTGGCGAAGATTTACCTTCAGAAGAATCAACAACGCAACAAGTAACGCAAAGAGATATAGATCATTGTGTAGATAGAATTAATAAATCTGATTCTGTTGACAAACTAATGGAAATATATCATCAAGTTTCAACATGGTGTGACGCAGCATCTTTAGCAAAAGTAAAATCTCATTTAACAACTCGCAAAAATGAATTGGAGGCATAGTATGAATCAGCAAGAACGCTTAACAGAGTATTTAGAAAAACACGGCAAGATTGATCCATTAAAAGCATGGACTCAATTAGGCATTTATCGATTAGCCGATACTGTTTTTAACTTACGCAAAAAAGGTTATGCCATAACAACTGCAAACAAAAAAGTTAAGAATAAATTTAAAGAAGTTTGCGTAGTGGCTGAATATAAATTGGAGGCTAACAATGCCTAACAATCTTAAAGGTGTAAGTTATCCAAGAAGGTGGAATAGAGAAAAATTATTTACTGAAGTTTTGCCATTTAAAAGAGCTGGAGTTACAAACAAACATCTTGCAGAGAAATATGGAGTTTCTCAATCAAGAATGTCGCAAATAATTGCTAAAGCTTTACGAATGGAAAAAAATTATATACGTTTAAATTTAGGAGTTAATAATGTCTAACATTATTTTACAGGGAACACTTGAATGGCTAGAGTTGCGTAAAAATCATGTAACAGCTTCACGAGTTGCAGATATTATGGCTAAAACTAAAACAGGCCCAAGTGCTAGTCGGCAAAATTATTTAATTGAGTTGGCTATTCAAAGAGTCACAGGCGTTGTTGAAGAATCATTTAAAAATGACGCTATGTTGCGTGGCCAGGAAGAAGAACCAAAAGCACGAGCTGCATACGAAACTATTACCAAAACTTTTGTTGAGGAAGTTCCGTTTGTCAAACATAAAACAATTGAATGGTTTGGCGCATCACCTGACGGCATTATTAAAAACAATGATGGCACATATAACTTGTTAGAAATTAAGAATCCAAATAGTGCTACACATTGGTCTTATATTAAAGATGGTGAACCACCAACAAAATATAAAATTCAAATGATGGCTCAAATGGCTTGCACAGGCGCTCAATGGTGTGACTTCTTTTCTTATGACAGTCGTATGCCTGAAGGAAGCAAATACTTTTTAGCTCGATTACAACGTGACGGTGCTTTCATAGATTCTATGGAGCAAGAAATCAAAACCTTTTTAGAAGAGGTCGCACATGAAACCAAACTTATGGAAAATCGAGTATAACTTGAACAATGGTATAATACCCATTGGCAACTATACAGGGGGGTCATTTATGATCGACCAAGCCTTGCTATGTCTAGCGCAAACCATTTACATGGAAACAGGCAGTCTAGAACGCAAAGAAGCACAAATAAGCGTTGGTTACGTTTTAATGCGGAGAGCCAACTTTGACAAAGAACAGGTGTGTAACGAAATGAAAAAGCCATATCAATTTACATGGTATGGAAAAATTAAACCACCTGAACATAAGGAAATTAAACCTTACTTTCTTGATCTTGCATATCGCATCATGCACAAGTTAGAGCCTGACTATTCCCAAGGCGCAACTAACTTTCACGATGATTCAATCTCAAAACCTCAATCATGGTTCAAACTTAAAAAGACTGTTCAATGGTCGCACATGATTTTCTATAAACAGGAGGAAACAAAATATGCTCAATATTGAGTTATATACCAAACAGCTTAATGGATTTGATGTTCAATCTTTAGTAAACAAACCTAAATATCAACCTGACGAAGTAGTGCCTAATATTGAATTAGATTATTACGTTTATCGTGGTAAAAAAGGGTTTGCAAGTTTTATATCATCTAATACAAAAGAACGCACAAGAGGTTGTAATGTTCGATTGATATTTGATGGTAGAACTAATTTATTAAAAGACGTTAAATTTATAGAAGTTAAACACAAATGAAAATATTTGATATAGTAATCAAAGTTTTAATGTTAGGTGGATGTGTCGGTCTTATGATCGGCACTTTTTTTATACTTGAACTTTTATTTGGAACTCATATATGCCATTAAGCAGAGAAAAGTTATTGGAGGCGGTAGAAGCTTTTAACAAAACAGGTAGCGAAACAAAGGCAGCGGAGTTATTAGGTATTAAGCGAGCTTGTTTTCAAGGCAGATTAAGGGCTGCAAGATTAGCAAACATATTTACGTCAGTAGAACCTGAAACACAGCTCCCACCTGAAGTTGCTTTAAAAGACAAGATTAGAACTTTAGAAGCACAAATAGCTTCATTCAATCGTGACGTATTAAGTGAAAATTACGTTAAGTCTAAAATTCTTAAAATGGCGGAAAAAAAACCGTCACCACCAACATGGTTAGTTAAACCAAGTGCAAGTAAATCTGCTCCAGGCGTTCCTACATTATTTGCATCGGATTGGCATTGGGGCGAAAACGTTGATCCTAACCAAGTTAATAATGTTAATTCTTACAATATGAAGATAGCTCATAAGCGAGCTAAAAAAATGATTGAAGTAGCTATTGATCTTCTAAACAATCACATGGTCAACCCTAAATATCCAGGCATCGTATTTGCTTTAGGCGGTGACATGGTGTCAGGTGACATACATGAAGAGTTAATGGCTACCAATGACGCAGAAATTATGCCTGTGGTTATAGATTTATTTGGTGTGCTAATTTGGTGTATAGAAACTTTAGCTGATCGTTTTGGGAAAGTATTTGTGCCATGCGTAGGTGGTAACCATGGCCGTAATACCCACAAGATTAGAAACAAAGGCCGTAACTTTACTTCTTTTGATTGGCTAACCTACCAATTTTTAGCTAAACACTTTGAAACCGATAGTCGAGTGTCTTTCCATATACCTGATGGCCCTGACGCTTTATATGCTATTTACAACCATAAATATTTATTAACCCATGGCGATCAGTTTAGAGGCGGTGACGGAGTTATTGGTGCGTTAGGCCCTATTATTCGTGGCGACCATAAAAAGCGGTCAAGAAATGCCCAAATTGATATGGAATACGATACTATGATTATTGGTCACTTTCATCAACTTATTCAATTAGAAAGATTGATTGTAAATGGATCATTAAAAGGGTATTGTGAATATGCCTATAGCAATAACTTTGGATTTGAACCGCCAAGGCAAGCTTTATGGATAACGCATCCTTATCATGGCATAACATTTTCAATGCCTGTAAACGTGGATGTATCGTTTGAAAATTCAGATAAATCAGAATGGGTAAGCTGGAAAGGTTAATTTTGTAAAGTATATTTTAC